ATGCACGTTGAGACAAAGAAATTAACAGCAGCAAGAGGTGGCGTGTTCAGCGGACCAAGAAGCGGCTATCCAATTGAAATGCACGGTACTGAAATGGTTGCGCCATTGAATGTAGATTCAATTTTGATGAAGTTAGCAAAGACTCCGGCCGGGTCAGTAGAAGCTGAGACAGCGATAAATGCGATAACACAAACTAACAAATCGTCAATAGATGTGGAAAAGATTGTAGCAGTACAGGCCAGTATGATAGAAATCTTAGGTAATAAGTTAGATACTATGATTGATGCATTAGAAAGTGGCAACAAAACTCAGTCTAAGATATTGAGGCATTCATTGTAATAACACTAAATACACTATAAAAGAGAATTGCAAAAATGTCATATAAGAAAAAGTTTCTAAACAAGAGCGGTGTGTCGAGTCCTATTTCTGGCATGAACAGCAATGCTGGTGCCTGGAATAACTCCCCCGGTCCTCAAGACGGTTATAACAGCACTGAGTTTGGATATAAGAATTATATGTCCAGACTTCCAGAAGTCTATACCGGTCACCCTAATAGAATCGAACGTTACAATCAATATGAAATGATGGACGTTGATGCTGAAATTAATGCTTGCTTAGACATTCTTGCTGAATTTTCTACACAGCGTAATGATCACAATAGAACACCTTTCTCATTCGAATTCAAAGATGAGCCTACTCCGCACGAAGTCGAACTTTTAGGTAAGCAGCTACAACAGTGGTGCAAGTTAAATGAGTTTGATGTTCGTATGTTCAAGATTTTCCGTAACACTGTTAAGTACGGAGATCAAGTATTTGTTCGTGACCCAGAAAACTTCAAGTTGTACTGGGTTGACATGGTTAAGATTATTAAGGTTATCGTTAACGAAAGCGAAGGCAAAAAGCCTGAACAATACGTTATTAAAGATATTAATATCAACTTACAGAATCTTACAGTAGCAACCAAAACAAACACTGATTTTGCCGCTAATCCAGCAACTGGCTTAGGTGGTACCGGTGGCGGCGGATCAGGCGGTGGGTACACTACTCCGTCTATGCCATATAACACTACTGGTTCACGTTTTACTTTAGGTCAAGCTGAATCTGCAATTGACGCAAAGCATATTGTTCACTTGTCGCTTACTGAAGGGCTTGATAGATTCTGGCCTTTTGGTCAGTCGATTCTTGAGAACATCTTTAAAGTTTACAAGCAGAAAGAACTACTAGAAGACGCTGTTCTAATCTATCGTGTACAACGTGCCCCTGAACGTAGAATGTTTAAGATTGACGTTGGTAACATGCCAAGCCACTTAGCTATGGCATTTGTTGAACGTGTTAAGAACGAAATTCACCAACGCAGAATCCCTTCTCTATACGGTGGCTCATCAATCGTTGATGCTTCGTATAACCCGCTATCAATGAACGAAGATTACTTCTTCCCTGTTACGGCAGAAGGTCGTGGCTCATCAGTTGAAGTTCTTCCGGGTGGACAGAATCTTGGAGAAATCGATGATTTGAAATACTTCAACAATCGTCTTGCTCGTGGTCTTCGTGTACCTTCATCTTACTTGCCTACCGGCCCAGATGACAACTCTACTCCATTGAGTGACGGTCGTGTTGGTACTGCGATGATTCAGGAATTCAGATTCAATCAGTATTGTGAACGTCTACAGAACTACATCTGCTTGAAGTTGGATGAAGAGTTCAAATTATTCCTTCGTTGGAGAGGCTTCAATATTGACACTGGTCTATTCCAGTTGCAGTTCAATCCTCCTCAGAACTTTGCTGCTTATCGTCAAAGCGAACTAGACACTGCTCGTGTTGCTACCTTTGCTTCTATGGAAGCATTCCCTTATATGTCGAAGCGTTTTGCACTTGAAAGATTCTTAGGTCTATCCGAAGAAGAAATCAAGAAGAACGAAAAGATGTGGGCAGAAGAAAATGCAGAAGAAGCAGATGATGAATCGAAGGGTTCTGACCTTCGTAACATCGGAGTCTCAACTGGTGATTTCGATGCTGACCAAGAAACTGCTGATCAAATTGATGCCGGCGAAGAGATGGAAGGTCCTGAAGTTGCAGGCCCAGTTGGTGATCAAGGCGGAGAAGCAGTACCGGGCGGCGCCGCAGGCCCAGTCGGCGGCGGCGGAATGCAAATCTAATATATGAAAGAGTTTTTGAAATTCCTATTAATATGGATTTCACAAAACTTAGCAATACCCTTCTGGGTAGTAGGACATGTGCATTTGAGTATGAACATGGACATCTATCAGGATATACATATGCTAGTAGCTTCCTTTGGAATGAATCTTATCGTAGCAATTGGCTTTTGGATCGATTACAAATCACAAAAAGATAAATAATTATATGAAGCTTATGGAAATGTTTGACGCCCCTATTGCTGGGATGCAGGATTTGAATTCGGACAACAGCCAGCCTGTATACCGAACATCTCGTAAAACCAAACTAACCCTCAAGCAGATTCGCAAACTTCGCCGTATGATGGACGTTCGTAGATACGAAAAAAAAATCTATTTAGGTAAGGTCCGTAAACAATATGGTGCTAAACCTGAAGAAGCTGCCGGCGGCCCTTCAGTCTAAATCTATAATTTAGTATATACGTATTAAAAACTCAAAAAATGCGTACTTATTAAGTACTTTTCCTGTATAGTGCATAAGTAATTCTACAAAGCCATTTGTATCAGGAGAAAATTTAATGGACATCAATAAGTTTAAACGACTCATGGATCTCGTCATCAACGAAGATCATGACCAAGCCCGCGAGCTATTCCACGAAATCACAGTCGAAAAATCACGCGAAATCTTTGAATCACAAATGTTCGAAGATGACATGGAAGAAGAAGACCTAGACGAAGGTATGGGCGGACAAGTAGGTGATCTACTTGACGAAATTAATGCCGAAGAAGAAGGCATGACCGAAGAAGACGAATCAGACATCGAATTTGATGATGAAGCAGAAGAAGACGGCGAAAACTTCACTCACGATTTAGAAGCTGATCACGATGACGAAGGCGACGACAACGAAGACGCTATTATCCGCATCGAAGACAAGCTCGACCAGCTAATGGCTGAATTCGAAGACATCATGGGTGGCGGCGCAGAAGAAGATTTCGGCGGCGAAGAAGAAGTTGAATTTGGCGCAGAAGAAGATTTCGGTGACGAAGAAGACGATGAAGCTATGATGGAAGCAGTGCAGCTTCAGAAGATTTCTGTGACTCACGGCGACAACGGCGTACAGACTAAGAGCCCGGTAACTTTCAACTCAGGTAAAGCTGGTATGGACAGTAGCCCAGTTAACTTCAGCGGCGGCGCTGAATCACATCCAACTGGTCCTAAAGGCCCAAGCAATGCATACTCAAAGGGTGAAACATCTGTAAAGGGTGCAGGCTCATTTAAGAATGCTCCAGGTCAGAAGTCACAGGACTTAACTGCTGCTCCTAAAGCAGTAAGTAAGGACGGTTCTGCTAACGACAAGAGCCCAGTAGCTGAATCACGCCGTTCAGCACGTAGACCGATCCGCTAATAGGAAAACTGAGAAGATGGCTTTGTATCTCAGAGAAAATCTAACCTTTGATAGAGCAGGGATGGTTGTCGAGTCCGTAAAAGAAGGCAACGACAGTCTCAAGTCGCTCTATATGAAGGGGATTTTCATTCAGGGTGGGGTAAAGAACGCAAACGAGCGTATTTACCCCCCCAATGAAATTGAAAATGCCGTAGATACTCTAAACAAGCAAATCTCAGAAGGCTACTCCGTTCTCGGAGAAGTCGACCATCCCGATGATCTCAAAATCAATCTAGACCGTGTATCACACATGATTACAAGCATGTGGATGGACGGTGCTAATGGGTTTGGTAAATTAAAGATTCTTCCGACTCCAATGGGTCAACTCGTAACGACAATGTTGGAATCAGGAGTTAAGCTAGGTGTATCCAGTAGAGGTAGCGGAAACGTTAACGATATGGATGGCCGTGTCAGTGATTTTGAAATTATCACTGTCGATATTGTTGCTCAGCCAAGTGCACCTAATGCATATCCCAAAGCAATTTATGAAAGTCTCATGAACATGAAGAACGGACATAAGGTTATGGAAATCGCAAAAGACGTACAATTGTCTGGCAACAAGCAAGTACAGAAGTTCTTAGGTGAGGAAGTAATGCGCCTCATCAACGAACTCAAATTACGATAAGGGGAATAAGCATGTTAGATGCTATTAAGCCATTACTTGAAAGCGGCCTTATCAACGAGGATATCGGGAATCAGTTAAATGAAGCCTGGGAAGCTAAGTTGATCGAAGCGCGCCAAGAAGCTCGTGCAGAACTTCATGAAGAATTTGCACAACGTTACGAACATGATCGTGGCGTAATGGTAGAAGCCCTGGATAAGATGATGACTGAAACTCTTTCAGAAGAAATTGCAGAATTTGCTGCTGAAAGAAAGTCAATGAATGAAGATCGTGCAAGAAACGAAATGAAGATTCGTGAAAACATGACTAAGTTCAACGACTTTATGGTTACTAAGTTAGCCGAAGAAATCCGCGAACTCCGTACTGACCGTCAGGTACAGATGGAAAACATGCAGAAGCTAGAGCAATTCGTTGTTCACGCTCTTGCAGGTGAAATCAAGGAATTTGCAATTGACCGTCAGGCAGTTGTAGAAGCTAAGGTTAAGTTGGTTGCTGAAGGCCGTAAGCAACTCGAGGCACTTAAGGAAAGATTTATCAACGAAAGTGCTAAGAAAGTTAACGGTGCAGTCACTACATATCTTAAGGGTGAACTATCACAACTCAAAGAAGATATCAAGCTCGCTAGAGAAAACAATTTTGGTCGCAAGCTATATGAAGCCTTCGCAAGTGAATTCAGTGTAACTTATCTAAATGATAAGGCTGAAACTCGCAAGGTTCTCAAGGCACTTGCACAAAAAGACCAAGAACTTGCAGAAGCTACTACTAAGTTGTCACAGACAGCAAAGCTAGTAGAGAGTAAGGATCGTGAAGTCCGCATTATCAAGGAATCTGCTCAACGTGAAAAGGTCATGAACTCGCTTCTTGGCTCACTTAACGAAGAAAAGAAAGATGTAATGAAGACTTTGCTTGAAAGCGTACAAACCGTAAAGTTGGAAAACGCTTTCAACAAATATTTGCCAGCCGTTCTTAATAACGGATCAGTACAGTCTTCTCCCACAAAGAGAGCATTGTCTGAATCAGTTATTGTAGAAGCAACTGGTAATAAAACTGCCAAGAAGATCGTAGAAATCGATACATCAGAAGACAATGTTATCGATATTAAGCGTCTTGCAGGGCTTTAATTAAGACATATTTAGGAGAATATAAAATGTCAAACGTACTTTTAGAAAGCCGTTGGGGAGAAACTAAGGACGCCCTGCTAGAAGGCTTAAAGGGCAATCGTAAATCAACGATGAACGTATTGCTTGAGAATACCAAGAAGCAGCTTCTTGCTGAATCTACAGCCGGTACTACTACAGCTGGTAACATTGCTACACTTAATCGCGTTATCCTTCCGGTAATTCGTCGTGTTATGCCTACTGTTATTGCAAACGAACTAGTTGGCGTTCAGCCAATGACTGGCCCAGTTGGTCAGAT